GGCTTCCTAGGAAAAGTTATCGACTTAACCACCTGCGAAGACCCCTTGCACCCAGACACTTACCCAGACAAAGACGGGGCTGATGGGGGGGGGTAAGTTGCTCCCTTTAATGGTTTTACCTATACTTCTTTGCGCCTACCCTAAAGCTCCCACCATTTCTGTGCATCGCGGCGTGAAACTTGATTGGCATAGGTCTCGTAAAGTAGGCGCGGCGATGTGCCCATAAGAAATGCCGTCTGCACCGTGTCCTTAAAATGCGCGAGGTGGTAGGACGCGAACGAATGCCTTAAAGAGTTGTCGGGCCATTTCAGCGACATGATGCCGGAAGGCGTCGGGCTTGGCTCAACGCCGATCATTCGGCAGGCTTCGCGGATTACTGGAGTCCACCTCTTCTTGCTATACCCATGCACCAGAGCCTTGTCAGCGTCACCACGCGGCATGTGGCGTTTCAGCGGCTCGTAGATCGTCACCGAGCGGGGCCTTGCAGCCTCGCCCTGCTTGGCATCCTCGCGGCGAATTACGATCTCGTCGTATTCCCAATCAATCGCCGAGTTAGACACTGCAAAAATCTCTCGAGTCCGCATCCCCGCAAACGCACCAGCAACAAGCCAAGCACGGAAACAATCCGGCCACGTGTGATCAAGTAGCGCCCGCATTTCTGGCACGGTCAGTATTCGCAACCTTGCACCCTTGTCTTTCTTTGGCGGCGCGTCAGAAAATGGGTTATCCCTCACAAGCGCCCGCATCGCAGGAGATCCAAAAAAATCACGGCAAACGGCGAAGACGTTGAACCGTCCGCGAGTCGTCAACGGTAGCCTGTCCACCCATCGGCGCATCGCCACTGCTTCCAAATCCTGCGGTCGCTTGGTCCCGTGTGCCTCCGAGAATTTGAGTAGGCCCCACTTTAGCTGTCGAAGCGTGACCGGCTCGACCTCCACCGATTTTTTGGCGAGGAACTGAGCAACAAAATGGGCAGCGGTATCTCCGGCCTGAGCCTTTGACGGAATCGCCCCGGTGTGCGCCAACGAAAAAACAAGCTCCGCATGCGCCATGTTTGCATCCGCCGCATCTTTAAAAAACATCCGTCGACGCTTCCCCTCATTCATCGCCTTCGGAATGTCGATAACCCAGCGAGCCAGCTTGCGATCAAAACTAGGAATCAGTGCCTGTAGATTTGCCATGTCAACACATTGACATGCATTGACACTTTTGCAAATTCAACCAAATTTTTCCAGATTGATAAAACCCAATCCAACCCGCTCCCACTCTACCTCTGCGGGTCTTTTCCGAATCTTTTCTAAACCCTTCAAAATGGCGGAGGGGGTGGGATTCGAACCCACCCTACTACCTAGTTAGAATGTCAATGGTTATCGAAAAATTGGAAAAATGACGCTGATTCCGGATCGGCTCAAGCCAGAACGTCGATTTTTTTGGAGACTCGGTTTCTGAGGGTGGCGAGCATGTCGCGCTCGGTCATGCCTTTTGCCCATGCGGGGCGCAGTTGGTAGTGGGGCTCGTCGCAGAATTTCCAATCCCCTCCCCATTCGAGGCCGAGGGATTTGCCGAGGGTGCCGAGCTCGTTGTAGAGGGGGTGCTCGCCGCAATACTCTTTGCCACGGAAAACTCCGATGTCGAAGGCTAGGCCGAAATTGTGGTTCGAGTGGCCAGCGGCGGCGTTGGTGACTTTCTTCCCTGGCGTTGTGCGGCCTCGAGCATACAAGGCGTCTTGCTCCATGTAGGATCGTGTGCCGGAAATCATTTTGACGTCGCATCCGACCTTTGCGGCAATGGTCTTGGCGACTCCGAGAAAGGAACGGGCGCGCTTTTGTGCCTCGGGGTGGAGCGTGGCAATCTGGATCTCGCTGCGTTCGTCTAGGTTCATTTGTCTTTAAGGAGTTTGGCTTCGCCGTATTTCTGCCAGGCGAATGCCATGCCGGTATCGCCGGGGGTCTCGGGCGGGGTGTTGGGAATGTATTTTACGCCGAGGGAGAGTTGGAGGTTGCCGAGCTCGCCGAGGTGCTGGCCGAAGGGCGGGATGGGCACGTTCACGCAACTGGTCAGGAATGCCATGCCGAGGAAGACGAAGGAGAGCAGGACCAGGGCAACTGCGATCCGGCGGGCGTTCATCGCCCTTTGCGAACCACGTTTATTAAGCCGACCAAGCCTAGCCCGGTCGCCACGATTTGGTTTTGCAGTTCGGGGGAGGCGCTCACGCCTGCTGCTGTGGCCAGCAAGATCAAACCGCGCCACGTTGAGTTCTGCGACAAAGAATTTAGAATTGAATTGAGCATACTATTGAGGGCGCGTGTCAAGTTTGCGCTCGACTCGCTCAATGACGCTGCGGGCGCTTGCGATGACGGAGAGCATTTCGCTGTTGGCTGTTTTGAGGTGCTCGACGAACTCCTCGGTCTGTTTGTCCATGCGGGTTTGCAGCACGTCGAGGCGTCCGGTGAAATATCTGAACAGGGTGAATACGGCGGCGAGGCCGATGACGAGGAGGCAGACGAAGAGCCAGCGGTCGCTTTGACCGCTGGCGTAGTTCGTCAGCTCGAGGAGTTTCTGGTCCATTTAGGAATTAGCCTGGGCGAGGAGGTTGCCGACGATGGCCGTGGTGGCCACGTTTGCGAGGCGGTCAGTGTTGAGTGCCGCGACTTTTGCAAGCTCGACGGTCAGTTCTGTGCGGACGGCGCTGGCGTTTGCGGCTGCGGTTGGCGCTGCTGGGATGCTGTCGATCTTTCCACCGACGCGCTCGAGGTCGGCGCGGACGGCGGCGACCAGCGAGACTTCGGAGACGTTCGTGTTGCCGATGGCTCCCACGATGGCGTTCAAGACTGCTTGGCCGTCTGCTTCGTTGAGGAGGCTGCCCTCGACTGCGGTTGCAATCTGTGAGGTGGTCGGGGCGGCGCTGTATGCGCTGCTGGCGAGGCGGCTCGATACCGTGGCGTCGAGATTGGCGAGTTTGGTTGAGTTGGTATCTAGCTCCTGCCGGATGTCCGTTGCACTCGGTCCGCTGGCGCTGGTGAGCGTGCGGGCGGCGTGACTCCAGATGTCGCTAGGCGTGACCGAGGCGGGCGCGTTGGTGAGCGTTGTCGCGGTATCGACCAATCCGCCTGTGATCGTTCTGGCAGCATGACTCCAGATGTCGCTAGGCGTGACCGAGGCTGGCGCGTTGGTGAGCGTTGTTACCGTGGCAAGCGTTCCGCTTGGCGCGAGGCGGGATGATACAGCGGCGTCGAGGTTCGACAAAACGCTGAGTTGCGTATCCATGTTCGCGCTCGCCATTCCGAGCGCAGCACGGAGGTTGGCTGCGGTGAGCGTTGCTGTTCCGGTCGTGTTTCCAACGGCGACACCAAAAGCCACCGTTCCAGCATCCGGCACTGCACATGTTCCAACTAGCCCGCCGCCGTAGGATACGCCGAGGCGCACGTCCGTTGTTGCAACGCCGCCGTTCGGGTTGTTGTCGGAGGTGTAAAAATCCACATACGCTGAAGTTCCGTTGAGAGCGTATCGTGTCTTGGCTAGAAGCGGAGTTGACCAGAGGACATATTTCGTTGCGTAAATTGCCGCTGTTCCGTTGGCTGATGCAATAAACGATCCAGACAAGCGGTTCGATGCTGCTGAGTTTGATGACGTAAATCCGTTCACGCCGTTTATTGCGGTTATGTCACCAATAATGGTGAATGTTCCAGTTGCCGCATTGTTTGCTCCTGCGACTCCTGCTCCTGCTGTGACGTTTCCAGTTACACTTATTGTGCCTGTTGACAGATTATAAATACCATTTCCTATCCCCGTTAGCCCGCCTGTAACATTTCCAGTTACATTTATTGTGCCACCGGTGTTATTAAAAACTGAGGCATTGTTTGTCCCTATAGTTGGCCCACTAATGTTGCCTGTTATCGTCAGCGTTCCACTACCATTATTTGTAACGCATCCCCACGCTGAACTAGCGGTTGCTGTAGCCCCAATAACATTCCCAACAACCGATGCGGAATTTGTTGATGATAATGTTATAGTTGGTGCTGAACTATTTCCAGTCAGTGCAGAAACATTCGATGTCAAATTTACTCCATTATTTAAAGGATAAGTCCCTCCATTTGTTGCTGTAGCCGTTCCTCCGTCCTTCCAAGTTCGGCTAGTTGCTGATCCATTTGTGACAAAGCTGGATGCCCCCAGATTCACGGATACGTCAACCGTGATTGTGAAAGTGTTAGAATACACGTTATCTCCCGCCGCTGGTGCAAAAATAGCCGTGCCATTCCACCAAGGAGAGGTTGCTGTTGTGTCTGACCAGTTTCCGCTGCGAAATGCTCTTACGTCGGCCATATTAGAGTCCTTTCAAAGTGATGTAAGTTTGGAGTGCGGCTTGGATCGCGCCCACGGCTTGCTGAGTGGCTTCGTCTGCACCTTCGAGTGAGCCAAGTGCGATGCCCTTAGCTTCGGCTTCGGCGGTGAGCACCTCGCCGCCTTCGATGCGAGTCGGGATGAGGCGCATGGCTACGCTGGCCTCAGTGCTGCCATCACCGAGGTACTTGCCCGATATGGCCAAGTTGAGCGAGAATTTATCGTATTGTTTGCCGTCTATTTGGATTGGGTTGGTCGGTTTCATATTTAAGCGTAGGTGAGGTTTTGTTTGTTGGAAAAAGCCCCGACTGCCGAGGCTTCGGCGGTGACGTTTCCGTTGGCGTCTGTGGTGGTGCGGGAGATGTCCCAGAGGGCGCTGTCGTAGATGCTGCCGCTGTTTGGGAAGTCGGCGTAGGCGAGTTTGCCGTAGTAAAGGTGGGAGCCGATGATGTCGAAGACTTCGACTTTATCGGGCACCGGGCGAGTGCCGATGCGGAATACGTTGCCGCTTGCGTCTTTTGAGTAGAGGCAATGGTCGGCGAGGTTTTGGACTAGCTCTCCGACTGCGAGATCGCCAGCGAGTGGGATCTTGCCAAGAACGGAGGATTTTTTGGGTATGATTTGTGTGGCCATAGGGCGGGTTTGATTTCGCGGAGACCCCCGCGTGGCGAGGCGCTATGGAGCGCCCCGCCGGGTTTGGTTTTGGACTAGTAAGAACCTCCATCGATAACCGTCTCGAGCGCCGATATACGGCTCTCGTGGTCGGCCACGTCGGACTCGAGGTCGGTCAAGCGGCTGGAGCTGGAGACGTTCTCGAGGGTCGTGATGCGGTTGCCGAGGCTGGTGTCAGCCGTTGCTCTGGTCGAGCTTTCTGCCGTGACAAGGCCGGTGACCGTGGTGATCGCGGCGGCTCTCGAGGAGGCCTCTGCGTCTACGTTGGCCTGTACGCCGCTGATTGCGCTCTGGCGATCTGCCACTTCGTCTAGGATGTCTTGCTCGGCTGCGCTTACGCGACC